CATAAAAACCCCCAAATTTATAAAATTTCAACCAAACACAAACGACTAAATGGATTACTTAAGTGAGCTCGCTCAAACTGATGCATCGATCATGTCCTACGGGGATGGTCAGATTATGATGAAGACCAAACTTGGGCTTCATATACAGAAGGTGGAACAGAAGGGATTCTCGGATGAAAAGAATGATATTATACGAGACGACACTATGGAAACAGTGGCCAATTCCCAAAGGTCTGCTGAAGTGCAACAAGTATTGGACTCTCTTAGTGGGGAGAGGTTCACTGAGAGATTAAACACATCTGTAGCATGTGTAGGGACTATATATGGTAGTGAACAAACCATAATCCACTCGGAGAGGAACCATTCATACTTTGGTATGAACAAGAGGTATTTGACAACTGATGGCATGCCAAATGAGACAGCCATCATAAAACGACTCAAAGAGTTAAACATAGTGCAAGAAGTTAAAGAAGCTAGATTGGGCAGGCTGTATAACTCAGTGTTTACACGTGACTTTTATGATAATGCATCCTTGTTATTGTATGTTTTACATACTCACATGTACTTGTACAGATTTTGGTCTGGTAATAAGGTATACACGCATACCATACCCATCGCTTATAATGATGTAGTAGGTATTTTAGAGGGTACAGTGGGCCAGGCTACTAATGCATTTCGAGAGTATATAGCACACCACCCACAAGGCGTAGGTCTTGGGAAAGGGGATGTTGAGGTATCGGAATGTGTCAGGACGTTGATGACTTGGGTAGACGAAGTCACTGAGTCCATCGAAAGAGAAAGAGATGATGCTTTGAAAGCACAACTCGCTGCCAGTGCAAAATACGATTGGACAATTAAAGTATGGAAGATGTATTCCTACAACGATGGACATTCCCGCAGTGGCAACACTTTCGGTAATGTTTTTGGTTTTAGGAAAAATATGTTCAAGAAACCTGGAAAGATGTTTACGTATAGGACATCGTCACGACAATGTATAGTAAGCTTTGACCCGGCGGCTCACATAAACGACGGGGCGGCAGATGGTTACGGTAATAACGACTACTTCATTAACTGTACGTCACTAACAGTTAAAGAAGTGTCAATATTAAGCCAACTATTAAATGGGGTAACAAGGCAAACTCCATTCTTAGCGGATCAAACTGTTGACTTGGTCGATGATTTGGTGAATGTGACGAGTCTCGGACCTATTAACTATAGCCCGAACAATTTCGAATACACAGGTAGGGACATACATCAACTTTTGATAAAGCTAATCAATTCACACAGGTGGCATGAGGACTACTTGACAGCCACAAGAGCAGCAAAGTACTGGCTGGCACAACCTGCCACTGAAACTGTTGAATCACATTGGTGGCTACATCAAGAGAGAAGGTTGATACTACCTAAGTTAGGACTAAAGAGGGCATGTTTTCATTTTCTAATCCAAGATGAAGGTGTTTGTACAACACAACAAGCGATTGATGTTGTAACAAAGTTAAAACTTAATGATGATAGGTTTACGATTGAATCTTTGCTAATGAATACGTATTGGTACTGGGGTGAATTTATGTACGTACATAATAAACTATCTCAGGCTAAGTTACAGCAATCATTACGCGGGTTCAAAATAATGGACTTGGAAGAACGTATTAGGGCAGATGGGTTAGTGTCTGCTATGATAGGGAAAAAGATAGACCTACCTATACATACGTGTGTGCGCACAGAATGGGCTGTACAACTGGAAGAAAAATATAATATAATTGTACCTTTCGGTACCATCAATTTCAACTCGATAGCTGACTATGGATACCGTAGGAATGCTGATGAGAACTATATATTAGACACGCTCGTGACACCAGGCTGTAGTGCAGCTATAATAGGCATGAGTGGCACTTTAATGGCTGGCACACCCTATAGTGGTATGTTCAACCAGCAACCGGCTATGAAGGTTGTTGATGATGATAAGAGGGTGACAGCCTTGTCTTATAATGACTTATGGGCATATGGTGTGTACTGTAGATGGCAAGGGTATAATTTACAATACAAATACCCATTTACAGAGAACAGACACGTAGTGTTTGCGGCCAATAGTGTAGGAGTGGCAATGCCACCAGTCAAGCCGTCTTTGAGGCGTACATTACCGTATATAGTCGAAGGTGTTCAGTGTAGACAGTATCAGTGGGGGTCGGAACCTAACTTCTTGTTGCAGTGTAAAGTAACTTATGCTTGGAACAGGACACCACTAATAGTTCAACATGACCCACATTGGAATGCGGTGTCGGCTAGTACATCAACAGATGCAGGTAGGAGTATAACACAGTTCAAAGGTTACGCTGAGCATGCAGAAAGGTATGTTGTGGCTTTAGTAAGTAATTATGACATTCAGTCGTCGGGTTTTCAAGTAACTATGGTAAACCCGGGAGTACCGCTAGGACCGGACACCGAGCAATCACCATTACTAGAACCAGGCGACAAACAGGAACCACCAGACCCAGGAGTGCAGAATGCACCCGAGATATAAATGACATTATGGAGATACCACAGTTTGTAGATTTTGATGGTTGTGTAATGTGTAGTGCAGATATGGAGGTGGCAGGGTACGCCTTATATGATATAATACCACATGTCGAATTCCGAGGACGTAGAATTATATCTATCGAGGGAGCGCAGACAGGAGTATACTGTGTATACACCAAAAGGCTTGATGTCACTTTATTGTATTGTAAAACTGATTTAGACTTGAAGAGTGCCTACCCACCAGTATTGTTGCGGGCAGCAAGATGGCAGTACGGGCCGGACCTGATGCCTTATGGGTTGGTTACTACTAATGAGATACTTATGAACGCATTCTTTATAAATAGCACTTCAAGGAGGCAAAGACCAGCATCACAAGCGGAATATTTTGTTAAACAGGCGTTGTGTGGTAATGTCGAGGTACCTCCAACTAAAGTCTCAGCGAGACATTTGAGATATGTAACTGTACGTGAATTGAATTCAGTACCTTATGATAGGTTAGTAGAACTAGCAGGCTTTACTTTTAATACATTACACTCGTTATATAAAGCGAAAGACCTACACGAGTCCTTTTTTGTCGGTTTGATTATGTGGGCTATGAGTATACCTGATGAGCTCAGACCATGGATAGCCAAGTCAGGAATTTGGCTATGGGAATTTAACACTGTTGAACAGTTTGCTAAAATAATTAAAAATAAATTTACACTTAGGTTGAAGGCTTTACAGAACCTAGTTCCTATAGACTTGACACCTGCCTTTGAAATGGAAGTATTAGTAAACAGGGGAGTCGGGAAGGTTGATTGGGATACTGAAGAAGCCAACAGAACTAAACCTAAACTGGCAAATTTTGATAGGGTCTCAATCCTTACTGAGTGTGTGAAGCTCTTTAAACGGGCCTATAGCACGGGAAGTCGTCCGAAAAAGATGAAGTGGGAAAAATACTGGAAGAATAGGTACCAGTGGGCACCGACAGGAGCATTTCATTCACAATATCCAGAAGACTTGATGTACCTAGCCAAAGACAGGTTATGTCGTAACAAGCTCGATACATTAACGAAGATGCCCAAGAGAACACTGGATTACTTCTTAGAGAGGCCACCACAAATAAGGGCGTGGGCCTCTACTAAGTATGAATGGACTAAGATGCGTGCTATATACGGTGTTGATGCTACCAACTTCATATTAACTGGATTTGCTATGGGTGATTGTGAAAGGACATTGAGTAACATATTCCCGATAGGTGATACAGCGACGGAAGAGAATGTCAGGCGTACGGTGAAGGAGGTACTTAGGAACGGAGTGCCTTTTTGTTTTGATTACGAAGACTTTAACTCACAACATAGTACAGAAGCAATGAAATCAGTACTCGAGGCATACATTTTAGTTTTTGAGAAAAACTTATCACAGGAGCAGCAGGCTGCGCTGGTGTGGGCAATTGATAGTCTTGATGACGTTCAGATTCGTGATGACAAACAGAGGTGGTACAAGACGAGTGGTACGTTATTGTCGGGCTGGAGACTGACTACATTCATTAATACAGTACTCAATTATGTATATATACAGTTATTGGATACACCAATCAAAGTATCTACTCATAATGGAGATGACGTACTGGCTGCTGTTACAAGGTTTTCAGATGTACAGAAGTTGATGTTGAGTGCTCACAAACACAAGGTGAGGTTCCAACCTCAGAAATGTTTCTTAGGTGCTACTGCAGAATTTTTAAGGATAGATCACTCGCGGCCAGGAGCCGGGCAATATTTGGCACGATCTATTTCTACTTATGTACATGGCCCTACGGAGGCTGCTTTACCAAATAATGTATTAGATTTGCTAAAAGCTACGACTGAACGCTGGCGTGAAATAGAGGAGAGACACGGTTGTGTAGAAAATCTACGTATTATACATAATGAGACTATAAAGTATATATGTGAGAAGTGGCATGTTGAAGACGGTCTATACGAGAAATATCTGAATACTAATGTGTTGTGTGGTGGTTTATCTAATGACATAGGTGAAGAGAATTTTTTATACGACTTTAAGCTAGAACAAGTTAAAACAGATAAAGAAATAGATGATGAAGAAGTGCGGGCCACAACACAATTAAATCAAGCAGGGCTTGATCAAATGGTTGGTAATGTCAGTGAAGACGACCTAACGGACGGAGAAAACTACCCAGGTGCATATGAATATGCCCTAGGGTTGTCTCGGTCTTTGTTTTCAGGGACACATTTCTACCAAATATACAAGTCAGTACTCAAGACACTAGAACTCAATCGATCAAATGTTAGATTTAGGGTGAAGGTGTTGGAGAGGAACACTAATACGATAGACTACTTAAATGCAGTACAGAAAGGTGCACACAAGACTAGGGCTAGCTCGACGAGGGTGATGTTAGCAAAGGCTTGTGGTATACCCCTAGTATCTGTATATGATGAGGTCTATAAAATAAAGGACTTGTTAGCAGCGGAGAAAGATCTTGATAAGGCATTGATGATCTACTCTTAAACTAACAAGTCTTGCGGAGCAGTG